GATTTTCCGGATTGTCTGGAAATGATAATTACATATTTTAAAAAGCCTCATTTCCAATACGTCAGATACGACGGGAAGCTTTAATAAAAATGTTGACAAAACAATGTATATGTGTATACATTAGAATTATGTTTTGGCTCTCTAAAACTACTACTCTCTTTGTTGTTTATTTGTTTCGTAAGCAACCGCGATAAGGTGCTCTCGCTTGCTCGGCGATAAGAGCAAATTTCATCAATAAGATGAGTCGAGATGGCGGCAGACACCAATTTAATAATCTTCAATCAAAGACATCCTGAATTAAGCAAAAAAGATGAAAACTGGAAACTGATATATAATGCTTATATCGGAGGATTGCAGTTTCAGGACGGCAATTATTTAATACAATATCCAAAAGAATCCAGAGGCTCTTTTAATAAAAGAAAACAAAGAGCTGTTTATTTTAACCAGATGTCCCCTATCGTGGACATGCTTTCCGGGCTTCTTTTTCTTAATGAGCCTGTAAGAAATATTCCTAAAGAATTAAATTATTTGCTGGATAAAGTATCCGGCAAGAAAAAGCTTAATGAGTTCATGAGAATAGTCGCCGCTCATAGTTTTATGTTTACTTGCGGCGTTCTTGTGGATACTCCAAATTTTAATCCTGATATTATACGCACAAAAAAAGATCGTCTTGACGGGGGCATAAATCCTTACGCTGTTTTATATCTGCCGTTTAAAATAAGAGATTTTAATATAAATGTTAATGATGGAGAGCTTGACTGGGTGATACTTGATAACTCTTACTGGGATCACCCGGATCCTTTTAGCCCAGGACAGAATGTAACTAAATATACTTTGTGGACAAGAGAAATATGTCAGCATTTTATATTAATGGATAAAAAAGCTGTTATTGCTGAACCTCCGAAAAAACATGGAATAGGTTATGTTCCGTTTCATTTTATTTCATGGCGCGATGATAATAATGATTTCATAGGTGAAACCGTTTGCGAAGATATAGCAATGCTTTGTAAGCTCATATATAACAATATGAGTTATATGGACGAAATGCTTGCGTCCGGAACTTTCAAGATGCTTGTTTATCCTTCCAAGGATGGAAAGGCCCCTACAAGCCTTGTCGACGGCGGGGTAGGCCCTTTGGCTATTATTCCAGTGGATATAGATGCTTCTTTTCCTCCGAGTTTTATCGGGGCAGAGCTTACTGAAATAAAACCTTTTATAAATGCTATTGTTTTTTATATGGCGGAGACTTTGAAGAAGGTGGGGTTATCAACTGATGAGACAAAGGAATTTGTCAAGTCCGGGGTGGCGAAGGAAATAGATTTCCAGAAAATGCAGGCTCTTCTCGCAACAGGGGCTTTGATGATGGGCCGGGCAGAGGAATGGATATTTCAGACTGCCGCGGCATGGGAAGGGAAGAAATTTGAAAAGAAAAAAATTAAATCCGAATATACTTCAAAATTTTCAATAGGTGATCTGCAGACGGAAGTTATGATGCTGAATGAACTGCTTATGCATCCTGTTAAAAAGCTTCAGCAGGAGACTTTGAAACTGATTGTAAAAAAATTGTTGGCAAATGATATAACACCTGATATATTACAGGTAATATATGATGAAGTTGATAAAGGAAAGAGTTTAGTAAGTCAGCCGGGAATGGATTTAAATTCGGCGGCTCAGAAAATAAAGAATCAAAACAAAAACAAAGAGGAAGGTTTATGAGAATTAGAGGTAAGTATTTAAAATTATTTTTAAATTTATTTATGTTCGCAAGATTTTGGGATGGAGATCCTAATGAACCGGGAACCCCCGGAGGCGGCGGAGGAGGAGAAGAAAAGATTAATTTTAGCGGAGAAGTCGTAGAGATTCCTGATCCTAAATCCGGTAATAAAATAAAGATTCCGAAAGAAATAGCTGATCCTATTAATGCGCTTATAGGCCATTCTATTTCAACAACGAGGGACAAAGTAAGACAGGAATATGAACCGCTTATTGAAAAATTAAAAAGCGAAAGCGCGAATTATGAGGAAGTACAAGCGGAACTGGATAAGCTTAAAGAAGCCAATATGACGGCTGAACAGAAAGCTGAAGCGAATGCCGCAAAAGTTATTCGCGAGCACGAAAGAACAGCGAAGACCGCGACGGAAGAAGCGGCTAAGTGGAAGGATTTATTTGAAAGGTCGACAATAAAGACTGATATATATGGCGCTTTCGGGGATGCGAAATTATTTAATCCGAAACAGGTAGCTTTGCTTTTTGAAAATGAAGGAAAAGCAAAGATAACTGAAAAAGTTGACAGCACGGGTAAACCTACGGGTGAATTTGAGACCGTTGTAAAATTAATGCTTGAGGACAAAGACGGAAAGCCGGAAGAAGTTGAAGGCACTCCGGAACAGACATTTAAGAGATGGATTGAACTTGAGCGAAATTTTTATCTGCGGCAGGCAGATATAAAATCGGGAGGGGGAACTCCTCCTTCAAGACAGGGGCAATATTCCCAGGTTGATTGGGATAATATGACCCCTTCACAAAAAGTGACAAAAGCAAGAGAGTTAGGAATAAAGGGAGGGTCGAAATAAATCTTTGTGCCATATTAGGAGGAATTAAACAATGGCATTAACATTAGTAGAAGCTGCAAAGATTTATAAAGGCGATCCGATTCGTTCCGCTATAATTGAACAATTTGCCCGCTCCTCTGAAGTTCTCAGGACAATTCCTATTGAAACTATTCAGGGTACGGCAATGAGGTATAACAGGGAAGAATCTCTGCCAGGTATCGGTTTCAGGGGTGTTAACGAGGCTTTCACCGAAGGAACAGGTATTATAAATCCAATGACAGAACCGCTTGTTATTGCGGGTGGTGATTTGGATGTTGACCGTTTTATCGTTCAGAGAATGGGTGAAGGAACCAGAACCACTCATGAAATGATGAAGGTCAAGGCTTTGTCCTTAAACTGGACAAAAACATTTATTAAAGGTGATCAAACCACTGAGCGAAACTGGATGAACTTATTGACGCGGTTGATAATCCTACTCATTTGCTCATGAATAAAGCGATGAGAAGGAGACTTTCCGCCGCCGCGAGAAAATATGATGTGGGTGGTTATATTACTTATGAACTTGACGCTTTCGGGCGCAGGGTTACATATTATAATGACCTTCCTATTCTTATCGTGGATAAAGACAGCACTAACACCGATATTTTGCCGTTCGAAGAAGCCGCTTCAAGTGGAACCGCTACCGCTACATCTATTTACTGTGTAAGCTTCAGTGAAGGTATGTTCAATGCGATCCAGGGTGATGATATCGATGTCAGAGACCTGGGAGAAGTTGACGACTCTCCGGTTTACAGGACCAGGGTAGAATGGGATTGCGGTATAGCAATTTATCATGGAAGGGCTGCTGCGAGATTGTGGACAATTTCTGATGCCGCAGTGACGGCATAAGGAGGGATGACATGGCTACTAACAGAATGACTTTTACTTATGATGATTTGCTTTGTCTGCACGAGTGGGAAACAGCATTGACTGTTTCCGATTATGGCAGTGATGCTGATGATACGGCAATAGTTCTGGATCTCGGCGCGGGTTTCTTTGAAGGAAATTGTATTATCGATGTATCGGAGCTGGATGTAGATACGGGTGATGAATTAGTTACTTTGTATTTACAGCTATCAGCAGTCGCAGCTTGTGCTTCGGCTCAGTATAACATTCCATTGCTGGTTCTTGGGGACGCTACTCAGCTTGACGGCGATACTGATATGGCTACCGGAAGGTATACCGTTCCTTTTAACAATATGATAGCCGACGGCGTATGTAAGCGTTACGCGAGACTCCGTATTGTTATCGCGGGTACGGTTGCCGGATTCCTTTGCAGCGCCTATATTGCCAAGAAAATTCAATAAGAGGTGAGGATCAATGAGCGAGAGACGGCGAAAAACTTTTGATGCGGATCTGGAACTTAAAGACGCCGGTTTAGTAGCTGCTTCTGCGGCTGCTCAGGTCGAAAGTGTTAATAAGATACTTGATCTTGGCACAGGAACTGTTGAGGGAGATATCATCATTGATGTCTCTGCTATGGAAGTTTTATCGGATGATGAAAAATATATCATCCATGCCGAGGTTAGTTCAAGTTCCACTTTTGCATCTGATATATATGCGGTAGTCAGCTTAATACTGGGTTCTGCCGGAACTGCTGAATGGGATAATATTCCAGGCGACGAGGATATGTATATCGGTCGGTATACTTTACCGTTTATAAAT